CCATGATGCTGGTCTTGTGCTTGTTCGTCCTTCTCGTTTGGGGTTGTGTCCGCCTGCTTGCCCCGAAGCGGCGGATCAACCCAAAAGCTGAGCAACTTGCCCAAGACGTTGATGTTGATGTCGATGATGACGCTCCCATCCCCACCGGGGTCAGTGGTAGGAGAGTCTACACTCGACGATTGGTATCAGCAGCTCGATCTCATTTTCCCACCATGCAGCGTACCGCCGCCAATCGACTCGTGCTCTACAGATGGTTTCGCGACCAGATGCTCGAGCATGGCGTGCGGCCCTCACATATTGCTGCCATTAAACCCATCGCAATCGAGCTCTTCTTCATCAGGACGAGGGAGGAGTGCCTCGCAGCGCAGGTCGCAGCAAGTGAGTTCGCCGAGGCGAGGGCTGAGAAGTTCGCCGAGTCACACCACCGCCAACATTGGCTGTGGGGTCGATTCGGCGGCGTCAAACCCCTCGTTGAGGCGTAGCGGGGCCTTGAGGTTCTGCCGGGCCGCGACACTGGTGTTGTCACACCTCTCACCGGTGATTTTTCTCGCGGTAGGATGGCTGGCAGGATCCTGGGTTACGTTGGCAAGGTGAGAAAGGTGTTCAGGGTCACCGGTTTGTCCCCCAGGTTAGACTTCGGGGTGCACAACGATACCCTGGTAAATCTGCTACGTGGTCTCAGGGAGCGTGTTTTCCTCGTCAATGGCGAGGAACCACCTACCCCGAGACCGGGCCACTTTTCCGAAGCGCTGAAAGGCTTCACATCACAGCTTGGCAGGCGCATCACCCCGGTCACCCCGTTAACCCACGACGAGTTCGTGGGGAGTTACGTCGGTCGCCGGCGCACGGTGTATGCGGGAGCTGTGCGGACTCTCTTAGCCGAGGGGGTCCGGCGTTCTCACGCTTACTTGAGTACGTTTGTGAAAGCCGAGAAGGTCAATTTCAGCAGCAAAGGTGACCCTGCACCGCGCGTCATACAGCCACGACAACCGGTGTATAACGTGGCAGTCGGCGTGTACATCAAGCGCATTGAGCATGCGCTGTACAAGGCCGTCAACAAAGTCTTCGGAGAGGTGACCATCATGAAAGGCCACAATGCCGCTGCCAGTGGGCGGATTATGGCTGAGAAGTGGAGCAAGTTTCGCAAACCTGTTGGGATCGGACTCGATGCAAGTCGGTTCGACCAGCATGTCAGCGTTGACGCACTCCGCTGGGAGCATCAGGTCTACTTGAGGTACTACCGCGGGCCGGACAGGGCCGAGCTGGCGAAGCTGCTGGACTGGCAGATCGCCAACAAAGGCTTTGGACGGACTCGCGATGGTGTGGTGCGTTACAACGTGCATGGTTGCCGCATGAGTGGTGACATGAACACAGGGTTGGGCAATTGCCTGCTTATGTGTGCCATGGTGTATGCGTACATGGAACACGTGTCGCAGCGGGTGGGTCGGCAGGTTAAGTACTCATTGGCCAACAATGGTGACGACTGTGTCCTCATCATGGAGGCCGAGGACTCTGCCGAACTATTCGACCTTGCTGACTGGTTCCGTGGCATGGGGTTCAACATGAAAGTGGAGGACCCCGTGTTCGACCTCGAGAGGGTGGAGTTCTGCCAAACCCACCCGATTTGGACCCCCGATGGGTATGTCATGGTGCGCAAGCACAAGGTGGCCCAGGCCAAAGACTGTATCAGTGTCATCGACATCAGCCACCCGCGCACTTTCGCGAGGT